AGGTCCAGGTCCGGCGTCCTCTGCCGCGTGAACGTATGATTCAATCAGCCGTTCCAGTGCCGTGGTGGTCATAGCCCCCGATTATCACCGCGAGCCGGGGGTGGGGTCAAGGTTTGAACGCAGCCAAACAGCAAACAACCACCCGATTTGATTTGCCTTGGCTTGCCGAATTCCGCACGCATCGACGGCAGACGGTTTCAGCCTCAAGACGCTACGCTTGAACCACCCCCAGCGGCATTTCGTGATACCAAACACGACGAGGAATATTTCTATCCAATCTCCAAATGCGTGCCACGGCGGGATTTTCTCTTTCGCTTTCTTCGGGCAGAAACAAACAACCCGGTCAGGAGCGTATGGCGAGTGAATGCGGTCCTTGCACTTTGGGCATTCGTAAACGTGCCAGCCGTGCATCTTGTCGGAATCTTTGACGCGGCGCATTAGAAATCTGACCCCACAATAGTAACCGTTGCAGCGGTTGGGTCGCACTGTTGAGTTGTGCTGCCAACCGTAACGGACGTGCTGCCGACTTTGGTTATTGTCGTTATGCAGCAATTCGCAGGCGATGCACCCAGAGCGGTGAAGTCCCAAATGTAACTATCCGGCGCACCGCCATCATATAAAAAAAGGCTGGCTCTAACCCTGGTGTTTCCACTGCCGTCGTCTTGGAAAAACGTCGTCAGGTTGTTAGCGAAGCTACTTGACCCACAAGAGCCAGGTACCTGCGTGGGGTTAGTCGCAATGTAGCCGCAGTTTGTTGAGCCAGATTGCACGTTGTACGTTTTGTTGTAATCGTTGCAGCTCGCGCAGGCCAAGTCAGTCAATCCGGCAATCGTAAGCGCAATAGACTCGCTGTCTTGACCGTTGGCGCAGAGAGTGCCTGTAGTGCATGGCCCGCCACAACCGCCAGACGTAAACGCCGGCATCATCAGCGCGATTGGAAGCCACCACAACCCATACGGATAGAGCCACGCACAGGCCCCCGCCAGCACAGCACAGCGAATCGCGAGGATTAGGCGGGGGCGGGTCATGTTTGAAATGGAACGGCGTAAGCCTGCCCGTTGAGGTAGCTCACCGCTCCAAACTTCCCGTTCTTGAAAGCGGTTGACGTTTTGTTGTAAGCCGTCACGTCGCAATTCGCATAAGACTCGCTGCCTGGCGTGCCGGTCCAGAGCTGGAACGTGCCGGATGAGTTGATCCCAATGTCGCTGCCGGTGGCGTTCTTCACGAGGCATTCGCCAACTACGTCGTTCAAAAGCACGAGGCACATTTTCTCACCCGTTCCACTGGGGGCAAAGAGAATGCGAGCCGGGCCGATGATCGACGATTGCAGGACGTAGGTTGAGGCGGAGACGACCGCGTATTTGTGGTCAGCGTCCCCGATGTTCACATAGGCGAGACACGCCCCGTGTACCTGGCACTTCCCGTAGTTGTCCGGCACGGCGGTTGTGATGTCGCCCAACAACACGCCAAACCCATTGGCCAGCGTCGGCGATCCTCCCACCATCCACGGCAGCATTTCCGTCAAGTCGGTGAATTCGAGCCCGGTAAATTCGAGGATTTCGCCGCGGCGTCGGTTCGATCCCGAGTTGTTCTTTATGACCAGCGTATTCGTGTCATAGGCTGGCCGCGAACCTGCGCCGCCCTCGCCGTTCAATCGCCGCTGGTGATAATCGGACGCATCGCAATGTCGGTTCCACTCCCTGGCGGAAATCGCAAGCGGCTGGCCAGCTGTCAATCGTGGAAGCATCGCCATACGGTTAGCTCCCAAATCCCAGGAGCGCGCCAAGGTTCACATCGCCACGCGGCGGCGCGTGAACGTAAACCCCGATTGGCTTGCGGGCCGGCTTGTTGTTGGCGTCTTTATAGTTCTGGGATCGCACCCACAGAATGTCGTGGCCGTTCTTCACGACGCCCGTGATGTCGCCGTACTTTAGCCCGGTTAAGTTTTTGTCGATGAGGAAGTGGTAGCTGACGGTGGTTTCAACGTCGGTCCCTTGCTCGCCCTCCGCGCCGAGAAACATCACTTCCTTTGCGGCGCGGCCGATGAACGGGGCGGAGTTGCGGCAGCCTGTGCAATCCTCGCAGATGCGGGCGTAGGCTTCCGTGATGACGCCAGCGGCCCATTTCAGCGTGATCGTGCGGCGGAGTTGCGGGATAACAATATCGGTCCCCTCGCATCGCAGCGTGCCGTCAGAATCATCGACGTTAATTAGCCCTTTGAAGTCGGCCGGTGTAGTGCCGTAGGAGGTCACGCCAGCGGGGTCGGTGCCGTCGATGTGGAACGTGCCGCCCGTGGTGGAAAAAGAGAATCGGGCGCTGTTTACTGCCGGGTTGTTTTGGGCGTATTGAGCCGTGCAATCCCACAGGGCATAGCCCCGCTCGTCCATCTGGATGTCTTTGAGGTAAATGATCCCTTCGTTGACTGCCACCGCTGAGGGTATTAGAGTGCCTACGATTGCCCTGGCGCTAGAGCGGTCGAAGATGCCGTTTAGCACGTAGCCGATTTCCGCAGTGGGCGGGACGGACGTGTAGCGGGCGGAGTTGGGTTTTTGGTCGAGGCGGTAAACCATGAATCAGCACAGGCCTGTAACGGTGGTCGTGCAAGCGTCGCAAACGAACGGGCTTGGGACGGCCGGGTTTATCGTGTCTCTCATTTCGTTTTTCTGCCTTGGTCTAACTTCGCCGGTTGGTTTGTTTTTGAGTTGCCTTGGATTGCTTGTTCCGCCTCGCGGGATGGCATTTGCTGGCGTGGTGCTGGGTGCCTTGGGTTCGTGGTGGTTGGTAGCTGCGGGGTTAGCGATTCTGCTTGGATTGGCTGGAATGGAAACAGAGCCAGCATCGCCATCAGAATCGCCAGTGGAAATCACACAGCCCGCAGAACCGAATTAGCCCGCATTAACCGAGCGTGTTCGGCGTTGTCCCTCCGCATTTGTTTGATTTCAGAAAGCGTTTGTTTGGCGACACTTCCGCCGCTGCCGCTAGACGCCAAAGCCATCGCTCCGCCCGCAGACGCAGCCGATGAAACGGCTACCTTTGCGGCGAAGTCCCCGCCCACGCCGCCGGCGGCAGGATCGGCTTTCTTCGCAGCCGCCGCCCTCGCTCGCAGTTCCTTCAATTCCATCATTAGCGCAGCGATTTCTGCGTTCGTTTTTCCTTCGTCAGCGTTTAGCTTTCCACCGAACGCAACCGCACTGCGAGTCGATCGCTCGGCCATCGAATCCGCAAAAGCCTTGGCGGCAGACTGGCCAACCGTGATGCCAGCAGTTACCGCATCGCCGGCCCCGCCAGCGCCGCTCATCAGGCTATTGGCTGCGCCTTGCAATTGATCCGCGAGCACGCCTTGCCCCTGAATGCGTGCCCCGATCGAAAGTCCGTGAAGCGTAGCGACCATTCCATTCTGGAACGTCGCCCACATGCCCGTGAGTTGGTTGATTACCTCGCTAAATACCTGAACAAACCCCAAGGCCACGGCATCCCATCCGGCCGCGACTCCCTTCATTACCGTATCCCACGCGCCGCCGAAGTTTCCAAGAATCAAATCCGTGGCGATGCTTCCGAATAACGTGTCGAACGTATCACCAAATAGGCTGGCGATTACGTTCAATCCCTTCAACATCGCAACCTGTACGCTCTTAATGGCAATGTCAGCAGCCAGCCCCCACTCGCCGCCGCTTAGCGAATCGCCGATTGACTTTAGCGTGTCCACAACGATGTTGTTTTGCAGCGCCCAGCGGTTGAACAGGCCAATCAGCTTGGCGGCACCTTCGAGCATCGGCTGGATTATCGGCGCGAACGCAGCGCCCAGCTTGAATAGCGAAGCCCCCATCACGCTCTTGATCTTGTCGAACGAGTCGCCGAGCTTGTCGGCCATCGCCACGTCTTCATCGGACGGGGCCAAGCCAAGCGATTGCGCCTCATTGCGCAGGGACTTGAGTTCGGCGAACATCGGGAGCAACTTCGTGCCTCCCTTGCCGAACATTTCGATTGCCTTCAGCGCCCGCTCGCTGGGGTCTTTGATCGCCGCGATGCTTTCGGCCGCACGGTCGAACTGCTTTACGTCGAACCCGTTTTTGACGAACTTCTTTAGCCCGGCCTCAACATCCTCGATCCCCGCTCCGGTTTGCTCGGCCGCAAATTTCAATTCGGCCAACGAACCGGCGGCCACGCCCGTGCGGGCGCTCATGTCGTTAAGTTCAGAACCCATCTTGGCGAATTGATGTAACGCCACACCAATCCCGGCAGCAGCAACACCACCAAGGGCGGCTATCCCGGTCGCGGCAGTCGCGATCCCGCCGGCTACCGTTTTCATACCGGCTTTCAGCCCAGACAGCAGCCCAGCGTCTTTCGTATAGAGAGCGACGAACGCTTTGCCGGCCTGAATGTCGCCACGTCCTGCCATTATCCCACCGTTAAAATTCCCGTTGTCATATACTCATCAATCTTCGCGTCCACAGCCGCCCGCATTTCCGGGTCCAGCCGCATCTTCTTTGCCGTTCCGCCTAGCTCGCCCGTGCGAATGAAGGCGTCGGCGTCGAAAGCGTTGCTCCAAATCACCGCCGATTGATTCAGGGCGTTAACCCGCGATTCGACACGCCGCCCGTGCGCCATCAGCCACAAGTCCGCCAGCGTTAAGCCGCGGGGACTGACTCCGCAGTAGCCGGCGAGTCGATAGCAGGCTTCAATTGGATCTCCACCGGGCCAGTAGCAGACGGTTGATCCGCCAAGGTCCGCAAATCGGTAGCACTCATCCCGTGAATCATCTTGGCTAGTTCCGCCATCGCCGCGTCCCGCATCCCCGCTGGCACTTCCGGCTTGCTCAACAGCGTCAGCAGTGGCTGCAGCGTCTCCCAGCCGTCCAGAATCGCTATCTGTTGGCTGTAGCGCAGTTGTAGCGCGGACCATAGCCTCGCTGGGAAAAAAACTTTGGCGGCCCCCCAGAGGCATTCCCAGGCTTTGTCGAGCGATTCACCCACTAGCGAAGCGGCAAATTTCTTGGAGTTGATGCCGGCCTTCTGAATGTCTTCGGCACAGAGAACGCACAGGGCTTGCGTCAGTGCGGACGGGTCGCGGTTTAGCAGGGCGTAGCTTGCGCCGCCGATGTCGGCCAAGTTGATTTGCGTGGCCTCGCGAAGCTCTTTGAGCAACACGCCGTCGAGGCGGATCGTCCATTCGCGGCCGTTGGAATCTGCAAACTGCGGCACAACTACCCCCTGATCGTGAGAAGCATTTCAGCCGAACCGATGCAGCCGATGACGGCCGTTCCCGTCGCGGCGTCGTTCACCAAAATCGCAATCCGAATGTCGAGCTGATCGCCAGCCACCAAGCCGGTTCCGGTGATCGCAAAATCCTTGTCCGCCAGCGTGGTGCTGGTGATGCTCGTGGCGGCGGTCGCGCAAAGGTCGGAACCGCTGACTAGGAATTCCTTGCCAGACTTGTAAACCTCAACATCGACGGTCGCCGCGGTGCCTGCGATGGTCGTAATCATGCCGGCGTGAAGCCGCAGCACGAGTCCGGTTCCAGTCACGTATTCTGGCGGCAACTGAAACTGGCAGCGGGCGTATCGCGTGGTGCTGCCGGCCGCCTTTAGATCGCCAGTCTGGATCGACGGAACGCCAGTTCCCCATGTGCCACCAATCAAGCCAAGGTCGTCGCTCGCGGGCGTGGCCGGCAGGTTGGTCGCGACTGCATCCCAGACGCGAAAGCCATCCCACGGCAGCCAGTACGATTGCGACGTGTCTTGAGTCAGCCCGCTACGCGCAACGCCCGGCAAGAGGCTTCCCGTGTATTGCAGGTTGCCCAGAACCAGAACGTCGCCGGGGAATTGTGCGGCCGTTGCCATCGGTTAACCCGTCACGCCAGAGTTGATGATGCGCAGTTGCAGAATCGCCGTGGTGAGGGCGATTCCGAGAATGCTCGTGTAAACGCCTGCGCCGAGGTCCGCCGTTGGGGCAATCCCACCCGCGGTAACGGACGCCACGTAGATCGCCCCGGCCGTCGCCGTGAAGCCGCACGTATAGGTGCCGCCCACGCCCACGGCTGCCGGCTGGCCCGACACGCCGCCGTTCAGCGCCACCCCACGCAGCACGGAAGTCAACGCGCTGGCATTGGCATCGCAGAGCTTGTATGTGCTGGTCGTGGTGTCGAGATACACCAACTGGCCAGCGGTTACGGTCGCGCCGAAAATGCCGTTCTCGATCTGCGTTGGATTCGAGCCGGTCAGAATTGGTGCCACATTCGCGGCGGTTACGGATACGTCAGCCATGATTAAAAGTCCCTATCGGTTAGACCCAAACGGACGGGTCGCGGAGTTGATCGTTTGCGGTCAGGGTAAATTCCCATGTCGCTTCGCCTTTGAGCGGCGTGCCTTGCTTAACCTTCACATTTACATCGCCGTCATAGCCCTTGCCGCTCGAGTAGCTCTTGGTGCGGGCGGCCATCGCAGCGCCCGAAAAAGCCGCAGCCAGCATCGCGACGAGGATCGTATCGGCCGGGCGATTCAACGCTTTGAAAGTGATCTCCGGCTTCAGGCCGGTCACCTTCTCGGTAGCCACCGGGACGCTAGTGCCGTCGCCCCGCGTGGACGTGTCGCCCATGTCGGGGTCCATGTTGTAATCAAGGTCAACACAGTTGGTCATTTGGGCCGTTGGCGTGCTGCCAGCGGTTCCCAGAAACAACTGAGCCTCGTAGCCCATCCGCGTTGCGCCGTATTGTCCTGCCATGATTTATTCTCCGATTGAGCCTTGCCACGTCGAGGCAAAGCGGTCGATGTTCTGTTCAAGTGCCGGCCCCATGAACGGCCGTTCTGGGAAGTCGCTGCCCTTGAATTCCCCGCCAAACTCGTGAGCCGATCCGGCTTCCCCAACAACGCTGGCCATCGGGCCAATCACTGCGCCCTGTTTGTCGGCGGCGAAGCGGATGCCGCGGCGAAGGAACGAACCGCGATGGGTATGCGGCGGGCTGCCGGGTAGCGATGGTCCGTCAGTCTTCTCAATCGACGCCTTGGCGTCTTTGCTGATCCGTGCGGCAGCATGCGCAAAATTCTTAAACGCAGCCTTATCGGCGGCGGCAGTCACCCGCTTGGACGTGTCGATAAGCTTGAAGGTCGCGCCGAACATTAAATTGAAACGCTACAAGTGAACGGAATTCGGACAATGCCGGTGAATTGGTGATGCGTTCGCAAGTGGGAGTAAACGATGGTCGTGCGGTTGTTTCGGCTGGAATCCCAAGCAAAACTCGTTAGTCCGCCGAAGCGATCGATCGCGAAGTATTCGGCGATGGATTGCAACAACTCCACATAGGGGTCGATGAGCGTCACGTCGTAACGTCCGCCAACCACTCGCTTATCAGGGCCGAGTCCCAGCCGCACGCAAATATCAACGTCTGGCGAGTATTTCAGCGAGCCCACCGCTTCAATCTCGGCTTCCATTTTTCCCACCGGGACAACATCAACCATCAGATTGCTGCCCTGGTTTCCTTCAAGTGGCAGTTCCCAGTCGGCATAGCTCCGCACGGCAGTAAACGACAATGCAAACGTCCCGGCCGGCGCGCCGTTAAGCACGCTGGTCACGACTGTCGCGATGTCGGCTAGGACGTTAGGCATCTAATGCTTTGGAAAATAGCTTCGTGTGAATCACCACCAGCACACCGCCAGAGTCGATCCACTCCAAAATCTTCCGCTTTCCCACCGGTGCGACTTCGTACACGTAGTCAACGCCGTTTAACGTCTCGCTGATCTGGTCGCCGGGTAGGGCGTCGAACAACGTCGCGTCAAATCCAAGGTCCGCAAACGTGAAATTCCAGTCGTAAAAAGTTACAGCTAGAGAGAGTCCGGTTTGCGGGTCAACTTCGGTTTCGTAGTCAACCTTGTTCGGCGTTCCGACTGCCGTGAAGGTTGAGCTGCGGCGGGTGTAAGTGATGGATCGCCCGGCCATCGTCTTGAGCGCACCACCTAAAACCGCCGCGGCAGTTTGAAAGCAGTTCGGCATTAAGTCACGTTGCTAAGCAGGTGGCCGAATAGCGACTCAATCACCTTCTCGTGGACCTCGTGCCGGCAGCGAACCACCTCGCCGCGGAGCTTGGGGTCGTCGTAGGTTTCCATCGTGCCGCCGATCGTGCTGCCGTCCTGCCCCCAGTGGAACGCACGGCCGACGCACGGCTCTTTGATGTTTCCAGTGGTGGCACAACGCGCGATCATTGCGTATTCGCTATCCCAGATTTGCCCCGGCGTGGCAGTCTGGCCTTCGTTCGCCGTGTTCTTGCTGCTGCCGGCAATCAGGATGTTGTCCAGGTCGAACACGCTCGCGAGCTGCTGCGGCGTGATGTCGGACGCCTTGACTGGCCCGCCTGAGCCCTGGCTCGAAATGCGGTCCAAAATCTGGTCGCACTGACGCAGGTTGCGGAACACAATGCGATTTATGGCCAGCGTGTTAGGCCACATGCCGGTGTTCGTGTAAACCTTCCGCACGGCCGCTTCCACGTCATCAATCGGCGTGGCGCTAGCGTAGTTGCTCCACTCCTTGCCGGCTGCGATCGCGGTCGTTTTGGTTGATCCGGTCCAGGTCGAGGTATTAAAGATCATCGCCGCAATGCGCTTCTCGGCTTCGCGGAGAACCGTGTCGCGGGCGATTTCAGCCGATACCATTTCGGCGTCGAAGAAGTCGGCGTAGAGGGCCTGGTCGCGATTATCGACCGGCTCCTCAAAGCCGTATTCTTTCGTCGAGAAGGTTTCCTCTTGGAAATCCCAGTCGCCGCGAGGGTAGCCACTGCGGCTGTTCCGCTTCACGTCGGCGTTCTTGAGGAGCTGCGCGAGCGGGATGCGGCCGAACGTGCCGCTGGCTCGCTGAACTTCCATGACGGGCAGGAAGCGATAACCAATGAACCCCAGGCGGTCGAGTTCGTGGTCAAAGTCCTGAAAGCTACCGCCAAGGTCAGGCCGCAGGGTAGCAAGTGCTTCATTTGGGGTAGGCATTCTTGACTTCTCCGATCCTCACCGGAGTAGTCAAACTTGTAAAATGCCCAGGGTTTCGGTGGCCACCTACACCCCAGGCTCCGGTGAGGTTCGTTAAATGGCGGTGTCGCCGTGGTTCCCGTAGAGAACTTCCGCGATGTCGCCGTTGGCTACCGTGCCGTCAATGGCCACAACATGGCCAAGGATGAACGCCGTGGAAGCGCTGGCCGATGCCTTGCCACTCGCAGCCGTATAGGCCAGAGCGCCGACACTGACGGCCGCCGCAAAGATCATTTTGTGCGTGCCGGGAGCGGAGCGGAGCTTGACCGTTACGCGGTCGCCGGCAGCGAACGCTTGATTCGTCGCGGTGCCGATCTCGCGGTCGGTTATGCCGGCCACGTCCACTGTTTCAGCAGCGGAGATTTTGACGCGGGCGTACTTTGAAATCGCGCCCGCAGCAATGAACGTCCGAAACCCGCTGTCGTCTTGTTGAGCCATTGTCTAATTTCCTTGAGTGAAGGTGATTCGGGGTTAGGCAGCAGCAACCGTGCAGCCAGCCGAAAGCGGACGCCACATCATCTGAAACAAAATCGCGCCCGTCGAAGCCGCGCCATAGGTAGCCTTGATGACACCACTGGTCGTGCATGTCGCAATAATTCGACTGGCCTGCGTGGGGGCGAGCACACCGTTGGCGGTCAGGACGCCAGCGCCGGCGGCGGTGCCGGTGATCGACAGCAAGGTTCCAACAGCCGCGGCGTTACCGTCGATGTTCGCGCAGATGTCGTAGGCGGTCAGCGCGTCACTGACGACTGACAGTTTGATGTTCGTCGTCTGGGCCTGAACAACCGTCGTGATACGGCCAATGATGGCCATAATCTCGATAGTGCCGGTGTAGGTGAAGATATTCCCCGTGGTTAGCGGGCTGGTGTGCTGCTTCTCCACGTATCGCGGGTGTGAGCCAAGCGAGGCGCCGAGGATTTGCGATAGGCGAAAGCCATTCATTTGTGCTGCTCCAATTCGGCTCGGTGGCCGCTAAGAGGGTTTATCGACGACTGGTGTTTTCGGTGTTGTGGGCTGCTACCATCGCTTGCCGCAGTTCAGGGTGCTTGCGGCACACCTTCGCGTGGGCAACATGCTCGGCGCAGTTCGTGAGTTTCATTTCCGTCAGCACCATCTCTTTGAAGTTGGCAATCGCATCGCCGTCGCCCAGGGCAGTTGGTTTGCCGCCAACCGGGAGCGGATCGACACCGGCCATCGCAACTGGCGGAGTGGCGGCGGGGGGTGACTTCTTCAGCTTCTCGTTTTCGGCATTGGTCGCCGCGAGCCGATTGGTCAGTTCCGTCATCCACGCCTTGCCGGCCGCTTCGACCGTGGCGGTGGATTCGAGTTGAGCCATGAGAAATTCGGCGTTCGCGCCAGGGCAGGCCGCTTTGAGTTCCTGAATGGTCGCGGCCTTGGGAGCTTCGGGTGCGGCAGGAGTTGCCATTGGGGTCGGTTCCTTCTGTAAAGACACCCGCAACTCTTGCGGGACGTTAGAAAATTGGTTGGTGTCGAAGGCAGCCACAACTTGCGTGGCCCCTGAAATCGTGTCAGCGAATCCCTTGGCCTTGGCGTCGGACGCACTCAGCCAAGTTTCGTTCGTCATCATCTGGGCTACTTCGTCGCTCGGCTGCTTCGTGCGGGTGGCATAGGTCGCCACCAGCGAAGCCTTCATTCGGTCCAGCATGTCGGCTTGCTTCCGCATGTCGGCCGCTCTTCCACGGGCCACGCCGGACGGGTCGTGAACCATCATCCACGAGCCCTCGGCCATGCGAATCTCGTCGCCAGCCATCGCAATCAGTGAAGCCGCCGACAGTGCCGCGCCTTCGACGTGCGTGGTGATCTTTGCGCCGTGACCGCGGAGTGTGTTGTAAATCGCCGTCGCGTCGAACACACTGCCGCCCGGTGAGTTGATGCGGACGTTGATGTTCTTGACGTTTTTGTGCTGCTTCAACTGCTCCGCGAAAGCCTTGGCGGTCAAGCCGTCTGACAAAAACGACTGGCCGATCTGGTCATAGATAAGCACGTCGGCAGTGTCGCCTTTGCACTCAATCGGGATTTGTTGGATAGCTTCGGTCATTCGTTTATTTTCCCGTCTCCGTCCCTGTCCTGCCCCTTGCCGCGCCCCCCCCGTTTTGCTCTGGCTGCCCAGGTTGCTGCAATGCAATCTGGACTCCATCGGGAGTTGGCAGGCTAATCAGTTCCCGCCAGTGAACCGCCGCTTCGGGATACAGTTTGTTGATCGTTTCGGCCTTGGCCAGCGCGAGCAAGATCGCCATGCCGTTGTCGGCTACGATCTCCTCGGCTACCACTTTCCATTCCCGGCCTCGCGCCGCGTGGATCCGTCTCGCGCTGTTCAGGGCATTCCGCTGCTGCAGTAAATCGGCAGAGGCATCCGTCAGCGGTTCCAGGTAGGCGAACGCCGGTGGATTCCACCGATGGCCAAACAGCCTCACATTTTCCGCTTCCAATCTGGACGAAAGCGACGGGTCGCGAGCGGCCCATTGCCTTACCTTCCAGCGGTAAATCGGAGTGTGAAAACATTCGGCAAACCACTTCTGTATCTGTTTGAATCGCAGCCTGGCCTGGTCGATTGCACCGCGCCAGCCGCTGAAATTTGTATTGCTTGGGTCGAGTAGCAGGACATGAACAGGCAAATCGAGATTGATGGCAATGAAGGTCAGAACCATCATCGCGTGCGGGAAAAACTCAGGGCTGGGGATGTTCGCACTGAACGCTGACAACTTCTCGTCAGGGTCGCCGAAGATCTCCAAGCCGGCCGAGACTCCCTCGATCGTCTTTGTGTATCCTCCTACGGTGTCTTGTTCGCGATCGCCTTTTTGTTGATCGCCTGTTGGTCGCCAGTCCGGCCCTCGCTCATGCAGGATTGCAATCAGTGCCGCCATCTGGGCTTTGACCAGCGTGGCAAACTGAATGTCGTCGTGCATTCCAACCGTGTCGCTGACCGGGGCCAGTGCCGTCACGCCTCGCCGTTGCGAGAACCGATAGGGCTGGTACAGGTGCAACACCTGCCGCTCGCCAGTCTTCGGGTCGCGTGCCTTATAGGGCAGGATGTCCGAAACTTTGATGAGCGGCTGATTGGGGTTCAGGTCTTCTTTGGTCAGCCAGTATTCAAGTCGCCGGGCCGAGTCGTCCATCAGGACGCCATGCACGACGTTTTTCGTTGTTGCTCGCGGCGTGCGGCAGCGGTGAGCCTCCACCGTTTGCAGCGTGCCATTCGCCAGCGGCAGTGCGAACATATCGCCATCTACCACTGTGGCCGACAATGCCAACTGTTCCATCTGCGAGAAGGTAAATTCACCCTCGCTATGGCACATATCAGCGCTGCCCGACCATTCATCCCAACGTGCTTTGAGGTCGTTGTCGAGCTCTTCGTCGCCGGTGTTCACGTCGAGCGTGAAGCCGTCTTGGACGATGTTGGCAACCAATCTCCGCACGCCCTGCCCCACGATCGGATCGTTGCGCTGGTAACCCCGCGCCCGTTCCATCATGTGCAGGAATTGGCTTTCACTGCGGTAGTGATAATCGGCCCCGCTCCCGCTGCTGCTAGTGCCAGTCAGCCGAGACGTGAACCGCGTATCCTTGCCGGCGCGAAAGTCGTTTCGCAGTTCGCCCCAGATTTTCGCAAGTGAGAGTGGTTGTCGGCGCATCTGTTAATCCCGCAATCCACGGAAAGACAAATGCCGAACACTTCCGCCGTTTTCCGACGTGTTGTTCGTGGCCAACCACTCGCTCGCTTCATCTAGCATCTTCTGGATTGCAGAGCCGTCGAAATCGGCGCTCTGCCCGCCAGCCATTGTGCGAACCGGGCGGCGACGAATCAGAATACGGCACACCTCAATGAACCTCCGGGCCTTGGTTACGGACGCATCAACGTCATAGCTGGCGTTGTCGTCGAAGCCTGCCCAGATTTCCGCATCGGTGCTTGTGCTGCTGAATGTCGCCACGTTGCAATCATGGCAGACACGCAGAAAAAGCGAGTCGTGATACCACGCATACCATTAGGTATTGCTGGTATCTATTTCCGGTGCCGCACTCGCCAGAATGATTCCGCCCTGCGACTTGGCGCAGTGGTCGCGTATCGCATCCTTTGCCGACTCGAGCATCCCGTAGCAGAGCGTTTTTTCTTCAATCGGTCCCGATACACCGATCTGGCGGTTGGTCGGATCGTAGGTGATGGTGAGTTGAATCATGGCACTTCCATTGCGTTGAGGATGGATTCGGCAGCCATTCTGAGTTTGATTTGCCTTTCGCCCAGGGATTGAAAGCGGTCTTCTAAGTCATCCACTGCGCAAACGACCATTTGTGCGACCACTTCCAGTGTCGTGTAAGTCACGAATTCGTCCGACCCTTTGAGGCACAAGAACATTGCCATGCTCTCGCTATGGCTGTGCCTAGTGGTGAGCCCAGGCTCGTCGTCGGTGCGCTCAAGTGTTGCTTTGAATCTAGGAATCACGTCCCCACCTCCTCGGCCGCCCGCTCCATCAGCCACCGCAGGGCATCAACATTGGTGAACACCGGACGCCCGCCAGCCAGTTTGGCGTTGATGTCGCGGAGCCCGTTGCGAATCCGCAGAAACACCGTCGCCGCTTCCGGTCCCAGTTGGGCCTGAAGGTGCAGCGACTTCTGCGTGAGGCTCACCTTGCCGCTCGCGGCTTGCTTGCTTTCGTAGCTATCCGCTGGCGGCTCTCCCATCGGAATCGTGATACTGATCTCAGCCGCTTCCTCCACGGTTGCGACTCCATTCTTTCGTGCCATAGTCCTCACCTATCGGTTGGTTACAAAAAAGCTGCGGCCATCGCCGCCCGTTCTCATGTTTACACGTACCCGCTCGCCAGTGGCTTGCGGTCGGGGAGCGGCCTGTCCGGTCAGCACCCTCACGCCCTTAATCGCCGCGGCAACATCCGCGTAGTAGCTCGCGTCGAGCCAGTGATTCTCTTTGTTCTTAGCCGCCCATCGCCGCACGATGCCGCCCTTTACCACGTCCTCAACTTCCACCTCTGCGCAAATGTGGTGGGCGTAGTGGCCATGTTCTCGCTGCTCGGCAGTCATGGTTCGCGGGTCGATGGCCTTGGCTCCATAGAGGAACATACAGCCGGGCTTGTCCTGCGCAGTCATCCAGCGGTCATGCTCCCACGCCTTCCACTGGTCGGACGAGGCGCAAACCAACTTGATCGCCAGCACGCCTGGCTCGCGAATGACCGTGTAATAAACCCCGTCGCAAACTGGCTGCTTGTCCCGCGTCCGCTTCATCGCGTCGGTGAATCGGCCACGTTCCGCCACGCCAGCCGAGAGGCCGATGCCTTTGATGGGCATGACACCTAGCCCGGCCTCAGCGCACGCGGCGTAAACCGCCTCGGTTCGATAGCCAGAGTCAATCAGCGTGAGCGATTCTCGGATCTCTTTTGAGTATGGTGCGTCTCGGAAGTCGGCTACGCGCCGCAAAACCTCGCGTTTGATCGCCCGGTCCAGCCCCTCTTCGCTGCCATACTTCGTGTCGTACACATTCTGGCGGCCGTAGTCGATCGTGTAGCCGGTGCCGTCCGGGGTGAACGCCCGCACTACCCAGTGCAACCACCACTTGCCCACGTCAACACCGTGAGCCAGCACCGTACAGCCATCGGGTATAACGCCCTGCTCCCAGCCTGACGTTTGGGTTTGCACCGCGCGAACATTGATTCCCGATTCGGTCAGCCCTTCATCCTCTGGCGGGTCGTTCTGGTGTTCCGTTAGGAAGCTCGCCATCCCCTTGTCGGCGATGTAGTCATAGCACCGTTGTAAAGCCGATAGATGCGTCGGCGTTCCGTCCGGCAGCAAGTCCCGCTGGTAGTTGTGCGGGTTTGACAGCACCGCCCCGGCGTCCATTTCCTCGCGGTTGTCGGCGTAGTGCTGGTGAGCCTTGCGCCCGAACACATCGACGGGGTTCCCCTTGTCGTCAAGCGTGCCCTGCCCCCATTGGCGAAGCTCGATGTAGGTCTGCCAAAGGTCTTTACGGGTTGGCCATTCGATGATCGCGGCAATACGCTCGCCAGAATAAGCAGGCTTTTGCTTGGGGTCGGAGTATTTGTAGGCGGCCGAGTCGCGACTGGTGATCGTGCCCGGGCCGAA